ATGCTAACAACCCTCACACGGCCTTTACCGTGCCGTACAACGGCCACTGAGTGTTCGCCGATGTCTGCCACCATACCAAAGCCATTGAAGCCTGTGGCGGCCATACAGCGCCCATTCCCGAACAAATCAATCCAACGGAACGGGGAGCGTTCCATCAGATCAACTTCGGTCATCTGGAAGTTGTCCAACTCTTCTGCATCAATTCCATCACCGCTTTCGCTAAAGTCGTAAGCGCAGATAGGACATTCTTTTACTGACAACGGAACTGTAGACTTGCAGTTTGGGCAAACTTTTGTTGGCGCCTCGCCAGGTTTGCCATCTTTGCCATCCAAATCCACAGGGTCATCTAGTGAGCCATGAGTTAGGACTGACGTTCCGAAATCCATCACAACACAATCAGTCTTAATGAGGTTTGGAAACTCTTCTGGGTTCACCGTTCGCAACCCACGTCCAATCATCTGCACCATTGTAGACTTGAATGAACATGGCCGTGTCAACACCACACACGACACTGGAGGTGCATCGAACCCTTCTGTCAACACGGCCACATTCACCACAACCTGCACATCACCATGTGCTAGGCTATGCAGCATTTCTTCACGCTCATCACGAGGCGTATCGCCAGTAACGTATCTTGCCTCCACGCCAACCATGACAAACTCTTCACACAAGTCTTTTGCATGCTTGATCGTGCTACAAAACACCACCGTCTTTCTGTCGTACGCCCTCTCGCACCACTCTTCAACAACACGCTTGTTGATAGCCCTGCGGTTCATGATCGCCTCGACTTCGGACATATCAAAGTCACTGATCGTTTTACGAACATTTCTGAGATCATCTTGTACGCCGACATCAATAACAAATGTTCGTGGTCTTACAAGATAACCCTCATTGATCAGGGTAGAGATTTCAATCTGGTGACTGCAGTTCGTGAAAACCTCACGCAACCCCTTCTTGTCACCACGGTTTGGTGTTGCTGTAAACCCTACAACCTCCACATCTTTGTTGTGCTTTTTGGCGTGATCAATAATGCGCTGGTATGTTTCGGCCGTCACATGGTGCGCTTCATCAACAACAACCATGTCCACTTTTGGCATATTTGATAGGTTGTTCAGACGCGATAAAGTCTGAACCATTGCGAACACCGCATCAGCATTCCAGTCTTTTAACTCTGCATTGACTGTGCTGGTTGTGATGCCTTCATTAACGGAATTAAATTTATCTTGGTTTTGATTAACTAATTCATCTCTGTGCTGAAGCACGAGAATCTTTTTGTCTTTTTTGTGTCGCTTGCCAGCCAAGGCAGACAGCATGATAGTCTTGCCAGCGCCTGTCGGTGCAACAACGAGTGTGTTCTTATATTTGTCTAGGGCTTCGGAGGCGGCAGAAACTGCCACCTCCTGATATGGACGCAAAATCATGCGGCTTGATCCAAGTAGTATTGGTACTTACCTTTCGAGCGAACGTAAGTCTTTTTGATTGGCAACCCGCTCTTGCGTAACATGCTGACTTCGGTACGGATGGTATTCTCCGTCTTGCCGAGAGCCTTTGTCATGTCGGTAAGGTATACCTTCTTTTCAGTCTTCAAGTAATTGTGAAGATCTGAACAAAAGTTCGGGTATGCTGGCTTTTCGCCATTAGCCAAGTTGGTCAAACCATCTGCAACCATTCGCAGTTGATCAGCGTATTTTTTCAATTGAGATGCACTCATGCTACTTAACTCCTCTACATTTAGCACACGAAAGTCGTGGGGGAGTTGGTAGGCACTGGCCTCCCCCGTGCCAGCAGTTGGGGCGCGAAAGGAGAGCGCCTCAACTAATCCTTTGAACCATCCTACTGCGCCCATGACGGAACAACATTGTCTGGGGCAGTTGGTGCGGCTGGTTGTGCCGCTGGTTGAGCCATTGGCTGTGCTGTAGGTTGTGGAGCCGCCGCAGGAATTGCGGAAGCAGGTGCATTACCTACAGGGATATAGCCATTCTGGCCGAGCGTCAAGATTGATTTGATCTTATTGCGATCAGAGTAACCATTCTGACCTTTTTCAACCCCCACCTTGAAGCATACATTCATGCCATCAAGTTGATGCACACCTTGCAGATTACGGCGTTGCTGTGCCTCTGGAGACTGATCTTTCGGATCCAAGTTGTTCGCACTGTCGATGATTGACTTGAGCATTTGCAAGCCAATCGCTTTTGCAATCGGAATGCCATGATCATTTAGTTTATTACCATCAACGAAGATGTTGTGCCAAACCTTGCGCTTGTCATATTGACCGCCCATGATGGTGATCTCTACAGGCAACCACTTGGCGGCTGTCGTCTGAGATGCCTTGAAGTACATGCCGCCACCAAACTCTGGCAGTTCAATATCACCGCCGCTGAGTTTGATGAAGCCCCGCGCCACTTCCCCATCAGGGATAAGAGCATAGTCGTTTTGGTTTGAGGACGGTGCCTCAGGTACATTGTTTAGATTAAGCATGGCTGTCATTAACTCCTTCTGCCATAATTGTGCCGAACTTATCGGCCTTACGTTCACCGCTACTCATCTTGGCCATTAACTTCCCAAGATGCGGCTCTTCAATCGGATCGAGTCTTCCGCTTCGATCCTTAGCGGGGTAGCCCCACTCATTCATGTTGTTGCAAACAAATGCACGGTATGGGTGATTTGTCTCTGGGTTCGTGAGTACAGCCATAGTAATGACCTCATCAACGATCCCGGGCAATTCACGGCCAGTCTTCGAGCCTTCGATTTGCAACTCGTAATTTGTTCTACCGTAGTCATCAACGCGGGAGTCTAGGATCCCCACAAAGATGACGTTCTTAGAACGGATGTGCTGGAGATGAGTAAGCCAAGCCATCATCTCACGACCCTGCATGCCATAGGCTGATCGGGTATCAAGTTTGCCAGTACGGTCAGATCTGTTCTCTGGCTGGTTCTGGCAGTATTGGAAGCACAAGCGACCAGCAACAGTAATACTATCCACAAAGATTGTGTCGTACTTCTGTGTCAGTTGTGTGGGGTCGCCAAACACCTGACATACTGAGTCGTAGTGAGCCATGCTATAAGCAGACTCGTCACTGAGTGATGGGTTGCCACCACCTAAGAAACAGGCAAAGTCACGGCATTCCTGCCAAGTCCGTGGACGGATAACGTCAATCGGATGCCCTTCAATAGCAGAGTCACCTGCTTCCAAATCCATAAACAATGTCGTTTGTGGATTTAATGTTTTAGCAAGCGTGGTTTTACCCACACCGCTCTGGCCGCAAATCACGATCTTATGACCGCGTTTCTCAGCCAGCCTTTGTTCCGCGCTGATGATCTGCATCTTCAGTCTCCTTAATATCAACGGTTACACCTTGCAACATAACTGTACGGCACTCAGAAAGAGCCGCCTTCACGTTCGGTGGGGCATTGTGGTACTTGATCTCTGGCACAGTGAATGTTGCCTTCGCATAGAAAGCAGCAGACTCTGGATCCATGCGATCAAGCAAGCCCTTCAAGGCGTCCTGATCCCACTCGACCTTCTTACGTTTGTTGTAGGTGATTGTGTAATCCCCATCATGAATAGAGACTTGGCCAAAGTCCTTGCCGTCCATAGCAAGTTTATGGTCAGCCTGATCGCTAAACATGTCAGTGATTGTGTTGTCAATGACCTTCAGTTCTTGCTGAAGATCCTTGATCGTTGCCTTCAAATCCTGTCGGCGGTTGAATAGCAACGACAAGTCGTTGTAAATCGCTTCTGTCATTTTTACCTCCTGAGCAAAAGGAATGAGATAAAAATAGTGAGCGATATTTAATAAGTCAACGACTTTTTTTAGAAATTTTTATATCTATGTTGTGAATGGCTTTCATTAACTTCTTTTTAATCTTGAATTCTGGCGTCTCTACACCCTTAGCGTCTTCCACGATTTCTAGCGGAGTTTCGCCATCTATGCCCATGTCTGTATATACAAAGTCTGCTACATACTGACAGATCTTTTGATCATTGATAGTGATGACATATTTAACTTGTCTCTTTAAGTCTCTTATGGCACCAGCACGTTCCATGGCGTATAATTGACCATACCTCTCTGCCTCCCACTTTGAGTCAAACACGAACCCCATGAACTCTGTTTTCTTCGCGTTAAACTTGTTCTTGCGCCTTTGATAATACATGCTAATATATATCCAGTTATGTTTACTTATGGGAACAATTCTAATGCCTGACACGAAGAAATACAAGTCTGTCGCTGTTGACATTCCGACATACAACAAACTGAAAAAGTTGTCCCTGTCAAACCATCGTTACATTCGGCAAGAGATTAGCCGTATGACCCATGAAGCATATCTCATGAAATTTGGCAATGAGATTGCGGAAATGGGAATTGGGTCTACTAGAAAATAGGAGACGGTTATGACCAAACTAGACCACCTTAGTGTATTAATCTTACATTTTATTGCGGGGGGTCTAGTATGGCTCTACCAGAAAGTAGACCCTGCTGAAGTAATGCTAAATTGGGTTATCGGGGGATAACATGCTTTTGCACGAATTTGAAAACGGAAATAGAAAAGCAACGGTGTACAAGGAGAAGGGGATTTACACCGTTGTCATGATGCAGGATGAGGCTATCATTCAGGAGGTTGATGTACCTGATGACAGAGAGGCTTATGCTGAAGCATGCGCTGAAGACTGGGTTCTTGGCGTAACAACCCTAGACCGATACAGGGATGATATGCCAATAGAGATTATCTTCACCCCTGACCCTGAGGGGGCGAATGACAACTAAAGGTTGTCAAAGTATTTCATGCAATCCATCCATGTGTGCATTCCAGAATGCTCACTGAATTTTTCTTTTGGCATTCTTTTTGTGGTTTGGTTTACCAGTTTATTGATGGGGATGAATACAATCTGCTCTCTGTCTATCGCGACCAACGCAACGATGTCGCAGTCATTGGTTGTAAAAGGTGTCTTTTTGCCACCTTTTGAAACCGAAAATTGATACGATTTATTTTTGTCATGTACGCTTCTTTTTCCCTTCAGCGCACTTGACTTTACCTGTACGCGCCACATTTTATTATTGTACTCAGCAACAATATCTGTTGCGCCCATGTTTACGATGCGGCAGGAAATACCTAATTTCAACATCCGCAGCGCACAAATATATTCACCAATCTCACCGTTGTGTAGTGAAACTATACTCATATATCCCCCATATATTATTTATTATGAGGGATTGAAAATGTCTGTAAAGCCTATTCTTCTGCCAAAGAACGCATGCGTGTAACGAGCCGTCTAGCTCGGTTTGGCACCTGAGTATACCACTTCGAGTCAACCATCTGGTCTGCTGCTTCATTCCAGTCGCGTGCGTCCACGCCAGCCTTCATGCCAACAAATTTTGACAGCCTAGGATAGCCAAGGTTAAACATCATGTTGGCAATTACGCGCTGCGCTTCTTCTGGTAGATCGTCAAAGTCTTTGTACAGACGGTGACAATCATTGACTGTCACAGCAATATCGAGATCAAACGCCGCTTGAACACGCTCTTGCTCGACTACTGTACCAACAGGCTTTCCGTGTTCAGGATCGTTTTCTGTAATTAAATGGCCAATGCCAAAGGTTGGAAGACCGAGGTGGTCAAGGTAAATCTCGTACTTACAGCCCTCGTCTTCTGCGAGTTCTTTACGGAGTTTATCTTTGTTCATCTGCCAAGGAGTCCTGCTGTTGCTCCACGAATGCCCAAGGCTTCTGCTACTGCTGGGTTGTTTGTAGCCATTTCACGAAGGTTCGGCTGAAGACCGCCAGGCGAAAGAGGACGTATGTTAGGAGACAGTGGTTGTGTTACATCAACTGAGCCAATACCAGAAGACTGTACTGGAGTTGGCGTGGGCGTTACAGACGGTTCGCCTCTTGGTGTTGACACTTGCTGTTGTATTGCCTGAGCGGCAACCTGCCGAATGGGGCGTTGTGTTTGAGCCATCACTGAAAGGCCAGCATCTAAAGCGTCAGCAACAGTACCACCAAATTGCTGTGCGTTCTTTCTAGCAGAGCCTTCAGCAAACTTACGCATGATACGCTCATTCGCAAAGATCTTTGATGTCATTGTCATCCGTGCCTTTGCTCCAGCCTTGCTAATTGGATGCGCGGCATAACTAGCGGCAACGATAGCGCCTTCCTTACCAACATCACCAAGGTATGCTAGATCTGCGGCAAATTGACGCAATCCTTCTGCGCTTTCTTTGCCAATCAGGGCGTCAAGTGCGCCTGGCTTAAATTGCTTGTTTACGATGCGATCCAGTTGAAGTGCCGCACCTGTGCTTGAAAATACATCATCGCCAACAGAACTAACAATGTCATTGATCGCATAGTTCTTGATTGCTTCAATTGCCTCTGGGTCTTTGGCAAAGAACTTTTTGATCTTATTGATCTCTGTCACGCTACGCTGTGGATTGACCAAGTATCTTGCCGCATCCTCTGGGCTGAGTGTCCCACTGTTGAAATCGCGGATCACTTTTGAACTATTGGCAACATCAAAAGCCTGCTTTGCTTCAAGCAGTTCTTCTAACTTTGTAACGATGTTTGCGTCAGGAGAAACTTGGTTGATACGAGCAATAACCTCTGCATCAATCTTTGTTGGGCCTGACTGTGCAATTGTATTTGCCAGACGCTTAACCTGATTCCAATTGGCTCCAAACAACTCTTTGCCAGTGCTTCCAAGCGCATCAATCTGCCCCTTGAATTTCATGCCATTAAACTGTGTTGGATCCATAAGGTCGATGCTTGTACGCATCATAGCGTCATCAAGATATGCCCTTGCCAACTGCTCACGAACCAAATCTGGGTTGTCTACCGCATTGAGTACAGCCTTGAGGCGTTCTGGCGAACTTGGGCGAATAACTTTTCTGAAGAACTGATCGACATTGAAGCGAGGATCTTTTGACGCTGCCTTCATATTACGAACAATTCCGAACTTTTGAAGATCATCAAACACTTTCCGCCCTTCACGGTAGGAGCGGAATGCAACGTCTCTCTGGTCAGCAATAGCCTTTAACTGAGCGCGTTGATTTGGTCGAATTCCCTTGATTGCCATAAGATTGGTTGACTCAAGTGTTTGGTCAAAGGCGTCACGCAAGCGGAACAATTGTTCTGCTGTGGCGCCACCAATATCATTATCAAAGATGGCATCGTTAACCAACTTACGCTGGTTAGCAATCTGCTCGAATGATGCAAGGCTATTTTGTTTGCTGGCCATTTCTTCTACACCCCGAATAGCCTGCTGAACTTGCTTTGGTAGAACGCTACGAGCGC